CCGCCCTTGGCCGCCGCGGTCGCGCCGTACAGCTTGACACTCATGTAGCCGCGCTTCATGACGTCGCACGGACCGGAGGTCGGCGGGGTGGAGGTGCCCAAGGCCTCGTTGATGCCGTTGGAGACCGGATAGGGACGAACCAGCAGGCCGTACACCGAAGTGCTGACGTCACCGGCGCCGATCGGCTGGATCTTGCCGGCCGCCAGCTTGACGGGGACGCCGTACTTGGTCACGGGGGTGCCCGAGTCCATCAGCTGGGGCTCGATGGTGGCCTGGCCGGCCGCCCGGGAGAGAGCGCCGGGGATGCCCGCCGGCATGCGGTACAGGAAGACGTTGCTCATGGCAGCGGGTCCTTACTTGGCGTTCGGGGACCAGAAGTCCCGGAAACGCTTGTTGAGGTCGGCCGCGGTGTCGGCGGTAGCGGGAGCGCCACGCTTATCCGCGGTCATGCGATGGGTCGCCTGCGCGTTGTTCAACTGGCGCACCACCTCGGAAGTGGCAGTGAACACCATGTCGATCGTGTCGCAGGTGGCCTTGGCGATCGTCTGGCTGCCCAGGATGGGCTTGACGACGCCCGGATGCGACTTGAGGGCCGCATCCAGAGCCCGACGCTTGCAGCCGCAGAGGGTGTCGCGCACCTTCTTGGGGTCGGCCTTGGCGTCGAAGGTCGGCATCTTGAAACCGGGGGCCAGGATTTCGCAGCGAGCCGCGGTGTCCTTGACCATGGCACGGATGGCGGAGTCGCCGGTCTTCGACTTCTCCTTCTCCTCGGCTTCTTCGTCGCCGACCTGTTCGCCTTCCTCGGCCTTCTCGTCGAAGCCGGAGCCTTCCAGGCCTTCGTGGCCCTCGGCTTCCTCCTGCGGGACCAGCTTGGTCAGCAGGGCTTCGATCTTGTCCAGACGCGCGCCGAAGTCGGAGGGATCGGCGTCCTTGGACTCCTCTTCCTTCTCGACCTCTTCACCGTCGTCCTTGGCCTCGCCGCCCTTGGCCTCGCCGCCCTCGGGCTGCTGGCCGTTGATGTGCACATGCACGTGATGTTCGGTGGAACCGCCCTCCTGGGCTTCTTCCATCTCGTCCATCACTTCCTTGACCGCTTCCTCGTCCCGCGCCTTGAACGCGGCGAGCAGGCGGTCCTTGAAGCTGGGGCGCTTGACCCCGGACTTGGTCGCCATCGCTTGATCTCCGATCGCACAGCGCGGGCCACAGCGGCCTCGCTCCACTAGCGCAACGTGATTTCCGAGGATATTATGCTGGGAGCCACGCCCAGGGGCAACCTGTTCGTAATCGGCATCGTATCCGCAGGAGACTTCACGCTTCCCGTCACGGACCGCCTCAATGGCATCCTTGTCCGTGATGAGCAGGTCGGCCAGCAGCAGGTCATCGAGGATGCCCTCACCGCGGCGCACATTCTGAACCGTTCCGACGGCAAGCTGCTTCCAGTTGTCCGGGTTCACGCCTTCGTCCGGATGATCGTCGGTTACCGGTTTACCCTCGAAAGAGGCAATAGTCGCCGGAGCGAACACCTCTTCCGGATTCCGCTCGACCCTGGCCAGGCCGTCCTTGTCCGCGTCAACCGGGACCTCGCCGTCGGCATACAGCATTACGCCAGTGCGGGCGATGGGCACGTCCTTGCACAGAAGGAAGCCTTCCGGCGTCAGTGCCTGCGTCCGCCCGATCCGCTCGGTGGTGTAATACTTGCCATCATGGGCTCGCCGACGACTGGCAGGCATCCTATTCCTCAGGAATTACAGGTTCCGGATAGCACCGGCAGTTCGGCAGACACCCTGCGTGACCGACCAAGCCATCCAACGTAGGGGGTTTATCCCATGAAACGAAGCGCCCGGCCATCCTTTTATGCGAGTCACGGACGTCGGCATCGTCGGACGTGCGCCAGATGTAACCCTCGCTGCCAACATGCTGCGCCCGAACCTGTGTGAGCTCGGAGCTGGTCCGCGAGACTTCAGTGCGGGCAATCAGCATTGCCCGGCTCTTGGTCACGTCTTCCGTGCGCAAGATTTCGGCGGCGATCTCCTTGGCGCGCGTCCCCTGTTCGAGCCCTTCCAGCGTCAACCTGTGGACACGCTGGCCGGCCTCGGTCGGAAGGCTCTTGATGAGCTTGACTTGATCCTCCAAGCGACGCTGCAACTCCTTGCCGATCGGGGCCTTGCGGATCTCTTCACGCATCGCCTTGGACATGTGCTTCGTTGCTTGTGACCACAGGCGCTCGTCTTGCCGGGCGGACTCGGTCAGCATCGACCAGGCAACCGACCGCGCCCAGGGCTCCAAGACCTCGGAGTATTTCTCCAGGGTGCGCTGCAGTTTAGCGGCGGCCGTGGGGTCGCCAGCGGGGTATCCGGAAACGATGCGGCCTATCTCGCGTGCCACCTTGCGAAGCTGGGAGGCGTAACGGGCTTCGATACGCCGCGAGCGTTTGAAAGGCGTCGCTTTAGGCTTCTTCGCCATCAGCGTCCGGAGTTCTGCTTCGCGCGATAGGCTGCCGCCTCGCTCGGGTTGTTGAATTTGCCTTGCTTGTTGCGCGCTTCGATATTCTTCTTGATGGTGTACTCGCGTTCGGCCTGGCTCATGGGCTTGCGCTTGGGCTTGCTGGACGAACCGCCACCCGAGCCGGACGTGAACTGACCATTGCTCGGATCATGCGCAGTACCGGCGTCGTGAATATGGACGTAAGTGATAACCTTACGCATCTTCTGGCTCCTCGATCTTTTCCTTATTATCCGGTTCTTCTTGCGGTTCGTCACCTTCCGTTTCACCGGGCGGCGGGGCGTTCTCGGCCTCCTCAATATCCTCGTCTGTGATGTTGGAATAGATGCCGGTCACGTGCGAGGACTGGCGAAGCTCCTTCAAGCCCACATGCAGCGGCACGCCCATCTCGACCGCGGTGTTGATCGCCGTCGTGACGTTCTGCGCGATCTGGGCTTTCTCGGTGTCGGACAGCTGCCAGAGCGACCGGAACGTGAAGTTCGAGCCCTCGGGAAGTGGCGCGCCCAGGACTGACCGTGCCAACACGTCGAGCAGCGTCATGACCGGCACGCGCAGGTCGGTCTCCTGCTTGCGCTTGATCCCATCGTAGTAGGTGCGCAAGTCGGAATCACCGGAGGAGTTCAGGCCGGCGGGCGACTGCCCAAGCAGACGAACCAGCGGAATCTCGACTGCCCCCGACAGCTGCTGCGCGAACTGCATCAGAATGTCGGACAGGCCGGCGAACGTGTAAGACTGGTGTTCCAGCTTGTCCTTGGCGTCGAGCAGCGTCAAGCCTTCGCTCGACTGATAGAGCCGGATGTTCTCGATCTGTGCCGCCAGGCCTTCCATGGCCTTGCCTCCCATGGCGATGATCTCGCGCAGCCCCTCAACCGACATGGTCCGAAGATGGGCCTTGAAGACCAGCTGCGCCGCACCCTGGGTGGTGCTGTCGAACGCCAGCAGGCGATCCCAAATGCGTTCCACCACGGACTCGCCCCACAGCATTTCCGTTTGCTTCTGATAGAACGGCAGGTCCAAGCCCTCGAACCGAATCACACGTGAGTGGTGGATCTTGAGACCTGCCATCGCCGGCGAGGCCGGGCCGCCCATGTTCACGGTGTAATACTTGGGCATACCCAGGTCAGGGCCGAAGTCGGAAATCAGATCCGACAGGCTGGGCTGGAGCAACCAGCGGTCGAGAATAAAGATGCCCTTGAACTGACCCTCGCCGATCGAGTCCACGTTCAACGGGGTGTCGAATTTCTGGCCGTCGATCATCATCACGGCGATGGCGCCACCGAACAGGCGCCCCCAGGCCAGGCCTTGGCAGATGCGCGGCCAAATCTTGAGGCGCAGCATCTCGGTCTGGAGCTTCTCGATCTCGTCCGGCTCAAGGGTCGACTGAATCTCGATGCCCGCCTGCGTCATGTCCTCAGCGGGGACGTTGACGACCTTGCCGATGATCCACGAACCGCGATACGCCGCTTCCAGCTCGCCGCGGTTCTTCGTGATCCAATTGTGCTGGTAATGGCCCTGCGAGAACTGGTTGTTCGCGCCGACGCCCAGGCGAGCAGCGAAGTTGACGAAGCTGTCCTTGACAAGCGTTTTAAGACTCATGGCGATCCTCGCGCGGGCACATGACGACCCTCACCTATCGGCTGGCAATCGTCAACCTGTTTCTTTAGTTCCCGGCCAGGCGCTCCCAAACGGAGGCCACACCGCGGCGCTGAATGTAGCCGTCCAGGCCGTAGCGCACCGCGTCGATGCCGTGGTTCCACTTATCAACGATGATCGGCAGCACGTCTCCCGTCACGCGGTCTACCTTGTAGCTGTAGAGGCGGAACTCCTTGGCGATGTTCTCGCACCGCGGATGAATGACGATCTTCTTGAACGCCTTCATATGAGCAATACCGTCCTCGACCGAGCCAGGCCACTTTTCGGCGGCCGTGATCGAGAACCCTTGACGCGACAGGTAGCTGATGGTCTCAGGCCTGGAGCAGTCCGACCGGATCGGCCATTCGCGCGACCCGGGCACAGTGTCGAACATCGCCGCCAGCTCGTCGATCTCGACATGATAGCCGAACGCCTCATGGTCGATGAACAAGCAGTCGTCCTCAATATAGAACCGGATGAGCGTCGCCGGATCGTTGGCGAAGCCATGGTCATTGCCGAAGTGGAAGCGGGTGCCCAGCGGGGCCTCAAAGGGCTCAACGGTAACACGGTTGCGGAAGATGATCGCCTCGGACCGTGTCAGGTAAGCGCCTTCCCAAATGTGGTCATACTCGTCGGGGTTGTTCGTCATGTCGCTGAGGCGCTCGTCCTGCAGCTCCTCCGGGAACCACGGGTTGTCCCGCCAGTTGGCTTCGATCACAGTTGACATGGGCTTGCCGAAGCGATCCAGCAGGGTCCCCTGTCGCAGGAGCTTGTCAACCGGCGCCTCGGGGCTTTCCGGGTTCCACGAAAACCACAGTTGCGATCCGGGCTTACGGATGGTCGGGCGGAGCAGCTTGAGCGAGTGTGCCGACAAGTTCTGCGCTTCCTCGACCCAGGCGACGTCAAAACCCTCCAGCGACTTGATCGAGTCTGCGGTATGGTTCTGCATGCCCTGGAACAGGATGAGCCCATTCTTCGGGGTGCGGATCAGTTTGTCCTGGACGTCGAACTTGTGCCCAAGCCCGAGCTTGTAAATCTTGTCTTCCAGGAGCAGCTTGGCCGACTGCGCCAAGGTCTTTTGGACCTCACGGATACAGACGCCGCGGAAGCCGGGCGTGCACAGCGCCGTCTCCACCATCATCTCGGCAAAGAAGTGCGACTTGCCCGAGCCACGACCGCCGTGGGCGCCCTTGTATCGCTCCGGCCCAAGGAGGGGGACGAACTTCCTAGGTGTCGGAAGCTGAAGGATCGACGATGACACGCCGGATCTCCGTGAACTGAAGCGGCTCGCCATCGGGGCCAGACAGCTCGGTCTTCTTCGGGGCGTCCAGGCCCAGCAGCTTGGCGCGGCGCTCTTGGATCTTCAACAGGCGGTCGACCGCGGCGAGGATGGGACCGGTGTCGCGCACCAGGGCCTCCTGCGGCACACTGCCATCTTCGTGTTGCTCGGGGTCGAACTGGAACCGGGGATCGCGCACGGCCTGGCCGTTGGAGATAACCAGATGGAACCCCTTGAGCACCTCCGTGACCTCCCGAGTCATCATGTCGAGGCGGTCGAGCTCGATCTTGCGCAGCTCTTCGGCGGGTTCCTGAATGGTCGCCCTCAAGGCCTTCTGGATTAGCTTGCTGGCATGCTGCGGAGAGCCGAGTCCCATGCGGGTGGCAATCGCCGACAGCGTTAACCCCTCGCCGCGCAACTTCAACGCCTCTGCGTACAGGGGCGCCGTCTTGGCCTGCTTCTTCTGATTACCCGAATTGTTACCTCTGGCCACCTGCTCCTCCGGTCGATACCCTCGGCCTGTCGCCAAGGGTATCGGACGCCGGAGGTCCTGGCAAGGTGTTAGGCGCTCGCCTGCTTCTTCATGGCGAGGGCCAGGCACTTCTTGCACGCCTGCAGGGTGCCAATGAAGCGGCGCTGCCCAGTCTTGATGTTGGTGATCCCATAGACGTTCTGGGTGTTCCGACCGGAAAGGCCCATGCTGCCGTTAAAGATGGTCCAATCAGTCTTTTCGCCGTTCCAGAGAACTTCAAACTGGCCGGTGGCGATCTTGTTGGTGGTAAGCATGGCGGGCTCCTCTCGTTTCGATATGATTATTCTAGCGAGAGTTGATCACCAAGGCAACACTAATCTCCGCGCCGAAACCGATCAAAGGCATCCCGACACGGAGCGCACAGCCCACCGACAAGCCGCGGAGAGTCCTCTTCGCAATGGCGACACACGCCAGGCTCGCCGGCAGGGATCATGCTGGCCACACGCTGCGCGTTGGCGATCGCCCGGTTCTTGGCCAGCTCCGCGCTTTCGTCCAGCAGGTCGACATCATCCGCCATTCTAATATCCCCAGATCAACGGTTTGAGAATCACCGCGCAGGTCGTCATGACCGGCGGAATGAGGATCAGAATGGCCAAGGTCTTGACGAATGGTAAGTCCCAAAGGCTCATTTCATCACCTTCCAGCTGCCGTCCGGGAGCCGACAGGCTTGACCCCAAGACTCTTGTTCCTTGCCGCCGACCGTGATGGTCATCTGATACTCGCGGCAATAGGGCTTGGTCGGATCGAGCAGTGCCTGCAGCTGCTTGTCCTGTTCCGACTGATCCGCACAGGCGCCGAGCACCAGCGTGCCCAGGGCCGACAAGAAGATTCCGAACTGTCCCATGTTCTCCTCCTCAGAAAGGACGGGTGCCGAAGCACCCGTCACGATCCTAGAACAGCTTGCGGACCTCGCCGATCAGGTGCGCGATTTCGCCGTGCACCTCTTCGTACTCGGTCTTCACCGCTTCCCAGATGCCGTCCAGGAATTTGTGAACGTCACCCTCGGCCTCGTCCACCGCCTCTCGGCCTCGTCCACCGCCTCACGGGCATCGGTCACGGCGCTGCCGACGGACTCGGCCACCTCGCCATGGACTTCCTCGACCTTGCTGACCAGCTGATCCAACAGGTCGTGGGCCTGGCCCTGGGTGTCGACCGGGGCGTCCTCGGTCTTGACTTCGTCGCTCATTTGGTCTCGCTTTCTCTCGGTTACGACACGTCCCGCGCGTCACGGAAGCCCAGGAACACGGGGATGCGCGGGGCATCCTTGCTACCCGTCTCCTGATACTTGAACTTAATAATACGACCCTTGAGCGTGTCGCAGCAAGCCCAAAGGTCGACCCGCTGCTGCGCGGTAAAGCCCGTTCCGACGTTGAACGCCACGGTGCCACCGCCCCAGGGCATTTGGACGACCAAGGCCCCCAGGTCGCCAGCGGGGCGTTTGCCGTCCTTGTGGCTCGATCGCTCGGCCAAGCCCAGGGCATTGCGGGTCTGCTCGTTGTCGTTGTGCATTCGCTCCTCGACCCCGATCACGACCGCCTCGGCGTCCTTGAACCGCTTCACTTTGAGTAGGTAGCCCTCGCGCGCCGTGGAGCGGCCGAACTTGTACGGGCCGTCCGGATCACGCAGCATCACGCCCTCCCAGCCGGCGGCAACGTGCTCGGCCTCATAAGCCTCCAGATCCTCGGGGCTATTGAGGAGCACGTGCGGCACCGGCAGGATGGCGGGCAGAACCTTCAGCGAGTTGACACGCTTGTAGAACGGCTCGCTGCGGCAGCCGATCCGATCGAACACGTGGTACGTGAACTCAGGCGAACCGTCGCGCGACATGATGGCGCTGGTCGTCCGCTGAAAGCAGTCGGGAGCCGTCGGATCGCCGACGATCAGCTCCCCGTCCAGGTTCGGGAACTGCGACAGCCAGTTGCGCACGTGCAAGTTCGGGATCAGCTTGAGCGACCGCGACACCGGCTGATTGCCGACAACGCAGCAGCGGATGCCGTCGAACTTCGGCGAGGCCAGCACCGGGAACCGGAGCTTGGACAGGTCAGCGTCGGCGGCGAGCATCGGCTTGAAGGTCATTCTTCTCTCCCTTTCGATCTATCTTGATTATCCAGTACTCTTCGCCGCCAGGACAAGAGGAGAATTACTGCGCCGTGCGATCGTACATGCGCTCCGGCATATGAGCCGTGCAGCCGGCGAAGATGGCCACAGGTTGCGCCTCTCGCAGTTCGTCGAGGGCCTGGCCGATCGCCCAGACAGCGCCAGCGATCTCGATGCTCAACGCACCAACGACCGCGGCACCGATAATCCGGGCGTTCACTGGATGTAGCCCATGCTGCGCGCCCAGGCGATCCAAGCCGTGTGATCCTTGAGCACCTTCTCGGCAAAGGCCCGGGCTTCGTCACGCTCGCGCGTCAGCTTGGCGATCTCGGCATTGGCGGCCTCGCGGAGCCGGTCCCGATCCATGGCCAGATGTCGCTTCTCGACGAACCAACGCTTGCGCCACAGACGTAGCAAATCGGCCAAGGTCTGGCGCTTCTCCTTGAGCTCCTCAACCTCGCCTTCCGCGTCCTCGGCGCGTTCACGATCGCCCTTGTTGTTCCAATCAGTCAGGGCCAGACCGTCCAGGCTCTCGCGGACGAAGGTGTCGACTGAGGCGCCCAGGTTGGGGTTGATGAAGAGAACGAGCTCGCCCTCCCAATACACCTCTTGACCGATAACCTGCAGTCCCCTCACGGGATGTTCTTTCATGATTAATCCTTTCCCGGGAACAACTTTCGGTTGAGACGCACAAAGCCGGGGCCGAGCGAAGGCGGAAGTTTGGACGGATGTACATAGAATGCTTCGCGCATGTCGTTGCGGGCATTCTGCGCTTTGTCCCGAGCCCTCCACTGGACGTCCAGCCAATTGTCCGGCAAGCGGATTTGGCCGTCGAGATTGAACAAGCCCCTTTCGTGGAGAACCGCCAACATGACGGATTGCTTACGACTGATTTTCATGTTCACCTCGATCGGCTTAACGTGACAAAATTATCCTATGCCCTGAGTTGGCCCTCAAGCATAATCTTGAAGTAAACGAGGAACGCCTCCAGCGTAATGTCCACAGGGCATCGCACCCGCTGGTCGCCGGCCGGCAGATAGCCCAGCATCATCACGCGCCACTTGACGCGGTTCTGGCGGTAGATCAGAACCGGAATCTTGTTGCCAGATGCTTGTTGCTTGGTCTGAACCCACCACTGGGTGATCTGAAGCGTTTCATGGTACTTGACTTCCAGCGCCATCCAGTCCAGTCCGACGATGTCGAACCCCCCGTTACGCGACTGCATGAGATTCCGCTCCAGCGTCGGCGCCTCCCGCCCCATTCCACTATAGACCTGATTGACCACAGGTTGTAGGATCTTGCAGACCTCGCGTTCGGCGCGCTGCCCCTTGTTTCTACTCATCGCTCCAGCCACGGTAACTCCCTTTCTCGATCCGGGTTAATGGGTTAAATTCGATCAATAACATTGCAAATCGTTTGCCACCAAGGAAGTAATAATAGGGTTTAATAAGTTTAAGGGTTTAATATACGTATATCGAATTTTATTATTCTAGTTCCGCTCGTTTTCCTTTACGATATTCGGGTAAACCCTAAACGCCATTAACCCCTTTAACCTCAAGGGGTTAGCAGGATAAACCCGCCTCCCCATCATTAAATCGTGTTCGAGACCAAACAATAGGCCACCCCACAAAGCTTGAAATTCTGTTCAAGTTGGGCCTTGGGCACCTCTTTGATCGCTCCGCTATCAACCAGCGTCTGCAGGGTACGCTTGAGCGCCGCCGTGGCTCCGGTCCGATCGCTCCTGAACGACGCCATGGCCGCGGTGCGACGCGCCAGATACTTGTAGGGGATGACCTTGGCGTCGAACAAATCACGCGGGAGGTTGTAGCTCTTGACCACGGTCTGGTCGCCGCTGATATACTGGAGGATGGCGCGTTTCAAGTCGTGATATTGCTTAGAATCCCCTTGACCTACATCGCCCTCGGTGAAACGCTTCGATACCAGGGCAACGTCCCTTGACACAAAGTCGATCGCCCATTCCGCGAGCTCGCGTGTTACGACCGGCTGGTGCGGGTTGCACCCGACGGCTAGCAACGCCGGCAGCTTAAGGGCCTTCAAGTGGGCACGGTTCCACAACTGCATTTCGACGTCCTGGCGGGCGCCGTTGATCATGGCGTCGGCGTGGGCGTCGAAGTCATCCAGCAGCACCAGACTGTGGTTATCGAGATGCACCGGGCAGCACGTATTGTTGTTGGACGTCGTCAAGGCAACGGTGACGAGATCGCAGAATCGCTGGGCCAGGCCGGCGGTCGGGGACACGTTGGCGTTCCGATTGCGCGGCGGGCGTGGGCCAGTGTATTCTACGACCGAGAAGCGGGGAATCAAGCCCTCGGCGATGTGCGAGCTATCGAGCCCATCAAAGAACGTCTCAGGCGTACTCTCGCCGAAGATCGAGACATTCGGGGCCTGCACGATCTTAGTGTTCTTCTCCGTGTCGGCGTAAACCGAGGATCGCAGCGTGCGGTTCCAGCCGGACTTGGCGTACAGGTCGAGCAACATCTTGCGCAGCATGATTTGGGCGCTGTTGGCACGGGCGTCGGAGAGCTGCTGCAGGGTGAGACCAAACTCACCGAGAACGCTGACGAAGCAAGGCTTGTCCGCCAGCACCTTGACGAGGGCCTGGCCTGATGCGAAGGTGGCGGGACCGATGAACTGGTCCACCATGGGAATCTGGGGCCGGACGAAGGAAGTCAGGTTCTCGATACCCTGCATGGCGCCTTCCTTGCCGGAGCCGGTCTTGGCGAGCAGGATCAAATACTGATTGAGGCCTGACCCTGAGATGTTGTAGGATCGGGCACAAACGCCGGCGGCCAGGCCGAGGGCCGCGGTCAACGCAATCTCGGGCACGGGGCGGATGGCGGTCTGATAGAAGTACTGGGCCATCTCGCCGATCAACCCGGGGGGCAACGAGATCGAGGAGAGGGGTGATGCCGTTGTCGCTTCGTCCTCGGGCTCAGGGGTCGGGCCTTGGGCTGCGATCGCCTCGGCGTGGGCCTTGAGGGCATCAAGGTCGACCGGGCCGGGTTGCTGGGCGCGGATCTTTTCCAGGGCGAAGTTCAGGTAGCGGTCGTTCTTGACGGCCTTTTCACGCTTGCCGAGGGCAGACATCCGGAACAGGCGACGCACTTGCTCGTTGTCGCGCGTATAAAAGGAGAAGATCGAGAGCAGGGCGAAGTCGGCCTCGGACTGACTGGGGTACTCGTTCTGCCATTCGCCGGAGCACAGTTGATTGAACTTGTCGGCGTTGGCGGCGCGCATCGCCATCTCGATGACCTCTTCATCGGACAGCGGGCCGTCAATCTGGACTAGCTCCGACTTGGCGGCGGGCTGCATCTCGGCGAAGAGGACGTCCAGCAAGGGCTGGTGGTCGATGATCGGGGTCGGGCGGACGACGTCCCCCGTGCAGATCATATACCGCGCTTCGCTGTAGACCTCGACATTGTCGCGGTGCACGCCAGCCGCCACACGACCCTTGACGATGATATGGTAACCGGTGCCTGACGCCGACCGCTCGGTGTAGCTGGCGAAGGCGGTCAGAATCTTCTGATGCCGTTCCCACTGCTCCGCGGTGCATGGCTTCTCGGGCTTGTTGTCTAGGTCGATGATCGTGAAGGGATCCCAGGGAGCCAAGACGAAGCCAATGTGCTTCATGCCAGCTCGACGAGTCTCTTCAAACGTCCCCCAGGTGGCGGGATCGGTCACGCTGGCGAGCTGACCGGTGCGCGGATTATACGGCACCTTGTCAGCCCCGGCGCAAACCCACTGCGGGAGCGCACGAAGCTCTTGCGGAATGTTGTTGAGCATAATTCCCCCTAGACCAATTCGAGCTTAGCCCTGCTCAAGTATTCGTATAGCCGCTGCACGCGGTTTACCGAGGGGTTGTCGACCTGGCCCTTGGAGAACTTCTTCAGCCAGAAATAGTTGACATTGGCGTCAACAGAGAGGCGGATAAGATCCTTCCCCTGCATGAGCGCAATGGTGCGCTGCATAAGCGTGCCTTGCGGCTCGCCCATATCCTTCGGCATTTGGAGTTACCCCTTTAGGTGTGTACCTTCGGCCAATATAAAAAGGTATACGACCGTCGTCAACCTGAATTCGAGGCGCATAAAAAGGTTTGCCTGCGTGCGTCAAGACGTTATAATCGGCGCCAGACAAACCGATTGGAGGGTCGTTATGATCGAGGATAGGGAATACCTGGCCAAGCTGTCCGAATGGCAGGGCGTCGCCAACCATTTGGCCACGCTCAAAGCGCGCGAGATGGAACTGCGCAAGGAACTGTTCGCCTTCGCGTTCCCCAACCCGTTGGAGGGGACCAACAAAGTCGACCTGCCCGAGGGCTGGTTGCTCAAGGGCGTCTACAAGCTGGATCGCTCGGTGGACGAGGCGGCGTTCAACGCGATCAAGGACCAGCTGCGCGCCATCAACGTCAATCCCGACCCGCTGGTGCGCCTCAAGCCCGAGCTCGCCGTGCGCGACTATAAGGCGTTGTCGGACCAGGCTCGCGGTATCATGGACCAGGCCCTGATCATCAAGCCGGGCGCCCCGTCGCTCGAACTGGTCGCCCCCAAGGTTTAATGCGCCCGCCCAGCTGTTAAGGGTGATCGTAATAGGGCGATCACCCATACTGGGCGGAAATAGACAGGAGGCGCCGGATGGCGATCACCATAGTGTCCACACAACAGGCGGCCGCACTTCACGGCATCAAATGCTTGGTCTACGGCAAGGCGGGGTACGGCAAGACCTACCTCACCCGCACGGCCCCGGCGCCTGTCATCATCTCGGCCGAGTCCGGCGTCCTGTCGCTGCGCGACGTCAACCTGCCAATGATCGAGGTTCGCACCGTCGATCAGCTGAACGAGGTTTACCAGTGGGCGCTGGGCTCCGCCGAGGCGCGGCAGTTCGCCACCCTGTATGTGGACTCGATCAGCGAGATTGGCGAAGTCGTTCTGGCCAACGCCAAGAAGCAGGTCAAGGACCCGCGTCAGGCCTACGGCGAGTTGATCGAGAAGATGATGATGACTATCAAGGCGTACCGGGACCTCCCCGGCAAGAACGTCGTGATGGCCGCCAAGCAGGAGCCGATCAAGGACGAGCTCACGGGCATCGTTCAACACGGCCCCAGCATGCCCGGGTCGAAGCTCGGCCCGCAGCTGCCGTACCTGTTCGATGAAGTTTTCCGCCTGGGCGTCGGCAAGACGCCCCAGGGCGCGGAGTACCGCTTTCTGCAGACCCAGCCGGATCTGCAATATGACGCCAAAGATCGCTCGGGCGCTTTGGACCCCGTCGAAAGGCCCGACCTCACCTATATCTTCAACAAGATCATGTCGAAGGGAGCCCAGTAATGGCCCAGTTGAACTTCAACGCCGCGACCGTCCAGCCCGCCGCGGCACTCGATCCCATCCCGTCCGGCTGGTACAACGCGCAGATCGTCGGTTCCGAGATGAAGCCGACCTCCGCCGGCGACGGCGCCTTCCTCGCCCTGGAAATCCAGGTCATGGACGGCCCCTATGCCGGGCGCAAGGTGTACGATCGCCTGAACCTGCAGAACAAAAACCCCGTCGCTGTCGAGATCGCCTACAAGCAGCTCTCGGCGATCTGCCACGCGGTCAACGTGATCCAGGTCCAGGACTCGCAGCAGCTGCACGGTCGTCCGCTGCAGGTCAAGGTCTCGCTGCGCCCCGCCAGCACCGGCGAGGACGGCAAGTCCTATGATGCCAACAACGAGGTGAAGGGTTACAAGGCGATCGAGAACGGCGGCGCGGCGATGCCGGCCGGCGCTCCGCAGGG